GTATAATGTTCAGACTTGTATCTGATACACTACAGATATCAGAAGCACCGATAACAGTTAGAACATTAATAAGAACAATAGCAGACGTATTACAAGTATCAGAATCTGCAAATAGTGTTAGAACACTAGTTAGAATATTAGCAGAAAACATACAGTTAGCAGATGCATCATTAGTAACAAGAACATTAGTAAGGATATTAAATAGTACATTACAACTATCAGAAGGAGCATTAGGATTTATTGGTTTAGCAAGAGTAGTATCTGATACTATACAGTTGTCAGAAACAAAGAATAGATTAAGTAATGTATACAGATTTATCAATGAAACAGAAAGAATAGAAGATATACAATCACTACCAAGAGTTTTAGTTAGATTGGTAAGTGAGACTGTTCAGGCAGTAGAATCTAAATTAGCATCAAGAGTTATGTTTAGAGTATTAAATGAAACTGTAAACATAGAAGCACTATCAGGATTACCAAGAACTTTGGCAAGAATTATTAATGAATCTGTATCAATATCAGAAGTAAGACAAGCATTTGAAACAATAGTATTACGTATAAATGAAAGTGTAAGTATAGCAGAGTCATTCTTTACTAAATTCCAAGGTGGTAGAGTATCAATATCAGCAGGTAGAATACGTACAAGAATACGTTCTAAATCAATGAGTATATTCTCACGAACTAAATCATCAAGAATCTTTAATAGGTCGAGAAGAATAAAAGGAGCAGGTAATTAGAATTGAGTATGAATATGACACCAAGAGCAGATGAATATAGAGTAAAAGCAGGCAGTAGAGCTACCTTAGTATTGACTATAACAGACTCATCTAACGCAGCAAAGAGTCTTTCAAACACAACTACATATTCAACAGGTAGATGGAAGGTATGGAAACCAAATGGAACACTAGTAATAGATGGTGCTATAACATTTGATAATAGAGCAGAGGGAATTATAAGTTATTCATTAACAACAGCTAATACAGCAATAGCTAATGCTGGAGTATGGGAAGGAGAAGTAGAACTCAAAGATTCCGATGGTAATATATCAGAGCAGACATCAACATTTAACTTTGTTATAGAGGAGAGTTATTAATGACAGATATTAAGATAGTCACATCAGGTGTATGTGGAACATGTAAGAAAAAATTTGAGCATGATGATCAAGGAAATGTCAAATGCGAATGTAATACCTAGGTTTATATAGGGTCTAGTAAATACAATATCTATGATTACTCTTGAAAACATATCCGATAAAGTCTATTTTGAGTTTAGAAAAGCACAGATAGAAGGTATGAAGACAGAGAGATTAGGACAGATACATGTATCTGATTTAATAAAACCATGTATGAGATATGTTTCATATAGTAAATTTTTACCTAAAATGTCAGACACAGAAGATGTAAGGTCATTATTCTTTGGTCAAGCTGTTCACAATATAACGGTGTTAAACGGTGAAGAATATAATGAAATGTTTTTAGGATATAATTATGTTAGAGATGAAGTAGTAACAAGGGATGATGCATTAAAAATGCCTGCTGATGATCCAAAACATCTAGATATAATCTATGGTAGCATAGATGATTTGTTAAAAGTAGGTGACAAGTGGGTTATAAGTGATAAGAAAACAACTGGTTCTATTGATTATTTCAGCAAAGCAAGATCAAGTGCAAGTGAATCTCATATTGATCAAATTAATAGATATAGAGTTTTGTTAAAAAAGTGTTACAATATTGATGCAGAATATGGATCTGTCATATATATATCAAACTCAATAAATAAAGAAAAAGTGGATAAACCTATAGTAAAATCATTTAAATTAAAGCCTATTGAGGAAACATTAGCTGATATGGTGGAGAAAGCCAAGATAATAAAAGACTCTATAAAAAACAAGACACTCCCAGAGAGAACAAAGAACTTCCTCTGTGACGGTTACTGCCCTTATGCAACAAAATGCTTTACAGATGAGGGTGATACTATTGAAGTCTGAAGATGAGATAAGATATCTTATTTTATATACTAAAGAAAGATTACTTCATGAAGATGTTACTGATATGGAGAACCATTCCATACCACATAAATTCACAAAATTAGGTGATGAAGAAATGAGAGGAGTTATACGTGCTTTACGATGGGTCACAGATGATCGTGATGAAGACTGGGTATGAAGATATATTTCAATGCGAATAATAAAGCACATTTAGAAGCATTACGTGACTGTGGTGTGAAGAATGTCATGCTGTCATTCAGATATTCTTATGCTAATATAGTGAAATTTAGAGATTGTTTTGACTCTATATTCGTTGTTGCAGGAACTAATTCAGACCCAGATAAATATCATGAATGGTTAAAAAAGAAAAAAGAATACTATGACTATGCAACACAGTTTGATGTATTCTATAATATGAAAAAAACTATGGAATATTATAACCAAGAAAGAGATATGGGAATTGATTGGACATTACCTGTTCTTCAAGAAAATTACTCTAATCACTTAGCATTATTAAGACCAAAAAAAGATGATTATTTATGTCTTGGTGAGGTTCATGGTAAATTAGAAACAGAAGATCAGATAAGAAAGTTACCTAGACATGTAACATATCATGGATTAGCGAAAGGTCAATTTTTAGAAAAGAGATTATTCAGTTCTTTAGATACAAGTGGATGGATATCAGCAGCAATGTCAAAAAAATGTGAGATATGGAATGGCTCATCTACATATTCAATGATGTTTGGTGAAAAAGGTAGGGGTATGAAGCCACAATTACAACACTCATTAGAAATGTATAGTGATAATTTAGAAAAGATTAATATAAAAAAGCAAGATGTTTTAGACAATGAATATTATTCTTTACTTAAAATAACATTTCCTTTATTGTATTATCCTATGTGTAAACGCATGGGTATTTACGAAGAAAACTTTAAATGATTGAACCTTTTAGAAACAATATGTTTATATATGAACCAAGACAAGAGCTTGAAGTGAAAACTCCAAAAGGAATAGGAAGAGTGTGGTTAATTACAGATTACGGTACTGAAATAGAAAAGATATTAACTGTTATAATAGATGATACTGGTGAGATATGGGAATTTGGTAATCAAGATATAAAAGCTACAAAAAATCTTACATTAGGAAGGGGTAAATTTGAGTGACGATAAACTATTCAACATAAAACCTGTTGATAATAAAATTGAAAGTAAAAGAAAATAAAAGACAAAACAGTCTCAGTATATAATAGAATAAAGAATTTCAAATATGCAGACTTGCCTGCTGAATGTAATCAATGTGTTTACAGATCCATAGATGATGGAGGCAATGGAAAATGTAGTGTCTATGAGAAAGATGCTGTATGTGCCATACGTGATGATATAAAAGGCTTCCTTACAGAACTGGATACGAGAAACCCTGAAGACCTAAAACAAATGTTAGACTTTTTATCAAAGCAAGCATTTGAAAATGTTATGATGGCGTTTGCACAAGCAAAAATGGATGGTAATGTACCAGATAGAAATACACAATCACAAACTAATACATTAATAAATTTAGTAAAATTAATGTCTGAGGTAAGCAATAAAATTACAGTTACAGAAACAAAAGAATATTCAAAAGAAGGAGACTTAGTAAATATATTCAGAGAATTGAAAGCGAGGAAATCAAGTTGACATTTAGAGATTGGTTCAAGAAAGAAAAATTCGTGTTACCCCCAGAGGATGTTCAAGAAAATTTTGTGAAAGAAATAGAAGAAAGATTGAAAACAGCCAAAGGTTCAGAAAAAACTAAACTTACATATATGTTGGCTAATCAATTAATGTTTCTTAACCAGATAAAGAATAAGAAGAAACCTAAGAAACCAATAAAGATGAATAATAAAGGTAAATGGGTGTGGGTAGAAGATGAGTGAAATCAAAGACTGTCCACATCCAAACTTCTTTTTTAGAGAGTTTAAGTTCTATTGCAGAATATGTGGAGAAGAAGTAAAGGATGAGTGATTGGGGATCAGGTAATTACCCTATAGAAACATGTCCTAAAATGTAAAAAGAAGGCAGGTTATACATGGACATGGGGTAAAAACGATGGTCATAGTAAAGGATATTCTACATGTAAGGGGTGTAAAAGCAAAGTTTTGAATGAAGTATATAATATAAAACATTGTATTTGGTAGTGGTAAAAAAGGATTTTAAAGACTCTCAAGAAGTAATAGAACATATTAAATCAACTCATACAAGGGCTGTGTAATGATAAAAATAGATAGAGAAACAATAGAAGAAAGAAAAAATTTTCTACAAGCTATAGCAGAGTGTGCTCAGAAACCAAGCTTATTCAGTAAGATTTTTTTAGGTCATGAACTATTTGATTATAATGTAAAATATGTAGATTCTGATGAAAGATTCATAGTCTATAGATCAGGTAGACAGGTAGGTAAAACCATGTCTACTGCTGTTAAAACAATACATTTTGCTTTCTTTGCACCTATACTTATGGATACTGTTAAACATGAATGTATCATAGTAATAGCAGCACCAACACAAAACCAGTCTTCTATTATGTTTAATAGGATAAGAGATCTTATAATGAAGAATGATTTCTTAGCTGGATATGTAATAAGAAATACTCAAACTGAAATGACATTAAGCTTTTTAGATGGGTCAGGCACTACAAAAATAATCACAAGAGCAACAGGTGAAACTGGTGTCTCATTAAGAGGTTATTCTCCTCATGTTATTATAGCAGACGAATGTTCTTTCATTAAGACTGATATACTCAGAGCTTTTCTACCATCTGGTATGGCTACAAGGGCTAAAGTATGGTTAACGTCTACACCATTTAGTAAGTCAGGGTATTTTTATGAAGCATGTCAGAATTCAAAACCTAATAACCCTGATGGTATGTGGACAGAATTTCATGTGAAATCAATGGACAACCCACTTATTCAAGAAGATCCAGTATTTATAGAGGAGATTAAAAAATTAACAAGAGAGGAATATGTTCAAGAAGTTGAGGGTGAGTTCCTAGATATAGGTGATGCCCTTATACCAAACTCATTAATCATGGAAGCTATATCTGACAAAAAGCCTTACGGTAGACTTAGATATTATATGGGTGTGGATGTAGCAAGAACTGGTAGAGATGAAACTGTGTATACCATAGTAGCAGTTGATGATAAAGATCATGTATTTTTAGAGGCTGTTGAATCAGAATCACAATCTAATGTTGTTGATGTTGCAGGGAGATTAGGTGAATTATCAGCCCCAATATAATGTTGAAACAGTATACATAGATGAAACAGGACTAGGTGGTGGTCTTATGGATTTGGCACGAAAGCAAGGTATACCATGTAGAGGTGTCATGTTTTCACTACAAGAGAAAGCAGAAATGTATAAGAATCTAAGATTATTATTTGAAAATCATAATATAACATTAAAACAAATAAATAAGATGGTATATCAACTCTCATATTTACGAAGGGAATACACAGAAACAGGTATAATGAAGATAAAATCAGATGAGCATGATGATTACCCTGACAGTCTTGTTCTTGCTTGTAAGGCTGTTCAATCTGGTGATGGATGGCATTTATTACCTGTTGGTAAAGGCATAAAAGAGGCATTAGGGNTCTAGACATCTTTAAATATTATATGTGAGTGACGTATTTATTGACTAAATCAGAGGAAAAGATACCAGCAGATCAAGAAATGGAAGAATTTTACATGGAATCCACAGGTGAGATACCAAGACATAAAGTAGGCGTTGATTTAAAGCACAGTAAAGTGCCTGAAAAATATAGAAAAATGTATGAATTACAACACATTGACCCTGAACTTGCAAGGAAATTAAAAGGATTAACTATGGAATTGAAGGAAGGGTTCACACAAGAGAAAGATCACGACCCTAAAAATCATGTAGGAAGAGAGACAAAAGAACGAGAACAAACAGGTTCAGTAGATGGTACAGGTAAAGAAATAAGAAATGCTGAAAGCGAAGAAGAATCATTAGAAGAATTAACAGATGGTGACTTAGAAGAAATAGAGAAAAAACCAAAACAAACTACATTTAAAACAGAAGATGAGATAAGAGAAGAGAAACATGAGGCAGCAAAGAAAAAGAAAAAAGAAGTTTGGGATAAAGCAAGAAGAGATCATGTAGGTTTATCTTGGGCTAAAAATATAGGTAACTCAGAAAAAAGTCTTAAAGATGTTAAGGATAAATTAGGTAAATTTAAGAAAAGAATAGGGGAAGAGTATTCAAAAGACCATCCTCTAGAAAAACCAGAACTAACAGAAGGTGGTGCTAAAGTTTTAGATGAAGCAAAAAGATACGCTTCAACAGATATGTATAAAGCAACATACACAAGTCATGCAGAAAATGCTGAAAGAGAAATAGTAGAAAACCTAGGACAACAACAAGATGAAGCCAAACAAAGACAAAGTAAACGAGGTAAACAAGGAAGAGATGCTAGAAGAAGAAAAATTGTAGAAGGTTTACCTGACTTGAAAGACAAGACAGAAGAATTAAAAAAAAGAATGACAGACCCAGATAGAATACAACATTATGGTAGAGGTATATCAACAAGTAGGTGGTAGGAAAACAATAGAATACANTTAGCAGAACAATACTAAATATATTCGTAGAGATCCATCGGTAAAACTAGAAGCACAAAATGCAAACAGACACTCTCCATTAGAAGATAAACCAGAGCATCGTGCTGGAGATCCATCAAAAGGTGAAAAAGTTCGTGGCACTTTACCAAAAGATAAACCAACAAAAGTGAATACTGCACAAGGTTCAAAAACAGTTAGAGATAAAAACCCTAGAACTGCAACAAGACCTTTAGCACAAAGAAGTAGTAGACGTAATATATTAAATAGCTTACAAAAACATGATGAATTATTAAAATTATTTGATAGGTTTAGGAAAAAGAAACCTGTTAGAACATCACATGGTGATGTAGGAAGTTCAGATGCAAAGATAGATAGAACAAAAGACCCAGATAGACCAAAAGATATGACACCATCAGAATCAGCTAGGGATCAAGCAGTATATAATCGTGATAATAAACCAGAATATTCAGCTAGACAGGCTGGCGTAGCTAATAGAAAGGCAAGGGAAAATATAACTGGTGAATTAAGTAGGGGTGGTAGACCAAAGGGTAGTAAAGGTACACCAAAACAACAACCAAAACCTAGTGCAAAACCACATACAAGTGCAGATAAACGTGAATTAGAAGGTAAAATGAGAGAAGCAAAAGAGATGAGAGCAATGATGCAAGACTTAAATAAACCAAAGGATAGGGCTAGATATGGTAAATTATAAGAAAAAAGATGGATTTGGGTACGGAAACCTAGAAGCTACCAACACATATGACAATGCCATAGTAAATGATGATGAAACATATGTAGGAGTGCCTATAGATAAACCTATTGATGAACACGAAACTTATATAGGAAAAGAAACTAAACAACAAACAGACATGAATAAAATATCTGCTACAAGAATAGGGGATGAGATAAGATACCTATCTAATGGTGTAGAAGGTAACGGTATAGTTGTCAAAATGAACAATTCTTTTATAACTCTTTTTAAGGAAGACGGACAATTTTATGATGTTCATGTAAATGATACGTTTTATGTCAAAGATATATTAGTAAATAAAACATGGGATGATATGACACCCCCAGAAAGATATGAATTATTGTATAAAGCAAAGATGCCTTCACCAAGATATGTTATTAAAGCATGGGCTGAATTACCAAAAGAACTAAAAGAAGTTCTACAAAACTTAGGAGTTGAGAAAGGTAAGAGAGGTATGGACTGGAACAGAATGGATTCAGGTGTAAGAAGAGAATATGCATCAGAACATGGAACAGGTACAGCAGATTGGGAAAGATTATCAACAGGTGATCAGAAAAAATTAACTGCACAAGGTTTACATGGTGCACCTAAACAATCAGGGCAAGATAAACAAGCAGTACCAAAGCCAAAAAAAGTAGGAACACATTTCGGTGATGTAGGTAAAACAGATCTTGAACAACAAGGTCATGGAGCAGTAGCAGGAAATCCTTACGCACCAATAGCAACAGGAACACCTATTAAAGCAGATGATGGTTATGAAGGTAGAAGCAGAGCAAGAAAACCACAAGACAAAGTAGAATTCCAACATGAAGAAACAAAACCAAAGATAACTAAAGGTGAAGAAGAAGAGAGACAGCCTTTAAGAGGAGAATTTACTTATACAGAGTCAACAAAATATAGAACAAAAGGAGTACCAGAAACACATGCACCTACATGGGGAATAAGATACGTTCGTAAAGACGAAGAAGAAGAACAATAACCTTTAAATACTAGATTTATAAACTACAAATGTGAAACGTGACGAACCATATAAATGTATTGAATGTGGAACAGACTTGCCATACAGATATAAAGGTAGACAAAGAATATATTGTTCGGACTTTTGCCGAAAGAGTTATACGAAGAAAAATAAAGAGAAATAGTAATGATAGAAATTCACATTGATGGTGGAACAAAAAACTGTGAAATATGTCTAGTTGATAAAAATAAAAATAATAAAGTTATTGTGAAAAGAAGAGATGGTTTACTTACAAATAATGAATTAGAATACTTGGCTCTCATTTACGCTTTAGAATACATTAATAATAATTATAAAAATAAACCTGTTCTTGTATGTAGTGACTCACAGTTAGTCGTGAACCAAATAAACGGTAAATGGAGAGTAACAACTGATCATTTAATACCTTTGTATGAAAAATGTGATAGAAAAATGAGAGGAAATATTAAGATTAGTTGGATTCGGAGGAATCGGAACTTGGCTGGGATTTATTTAGAGAAGGGTAAGTTGATTTAGGTTCTTCATGAAGCTTTGTGTTTGCTATTGCAAAAGAATCTAATATTCTCCTAAACAAATCAGCATCACTTTCATATCTATCACCAGATTTTGTTTGTTTTAAACGCATAGCAAATTGTCTAAATATTACTTTGTCTGCCCATTTTATAGATATTGTTGTGTTTTGATTATTACTTTTCTTCCTAGTCATACACCATCTAATAGTTTTACTTATATAAATCTTTCCTAATAACAGCCTAGCACTTTAATACCATGATCAAACAAACAATAATTGTCTATCCAATGTGGTTGTGGTTTTTTATAACCATCTGTTCCATATAAATAACCAAGCATAAATTTATCTGTTATCTTAATTTCAAACACTTCATTACTAAATGGCTTTAAACTTGGAGTCATTGCAGAACGATCATGTCCTTTTGGAGCATCGCTTTCGTAATGTCCAAGTCCTAATCCATGACCCACTTCATGTAAGACTATATTATACACAGTTTGTAGTGGTAACTGTTGTCTTTCAAGGTTAATCTCAAATTTAGTTAACCCTGTTTCAGGGTCTTTTGCTGCATCTTCAAAGTTTAATACTATGTTAGTATGTTCTATGGCATGTAAATAAACAACTATATATGTAAATTTATGAGAACTCTTAGAGAAATCAATACCTGTTATACCTAATGCGTTACTGTCTGGTGTTTCATTAAACGCTTCATATGTTAAAAAGATATTACAATGTCTATAATCATCAGGTGTTTTATTCCAATGCTCATGATAAGGAACAGTTGAATGTATAAACATACTCCAATCACCTTCAGGTAGGAACTCTTGCATTTCTAATTGCCAATCTAAAACTGCTCTCCATGATTCAAACTCTACGTCTTTCCAATATTTCCAATCTACGTGAGTTGGGTTAGGCTCAAACAGACATACCTGTGGTCTAACATCGTGTCTTATTCCAAGATACTCATATTTGTCTCCTTCATATGGTCTTTGTGCATCTGCTGATAATATGCTAAAAACTAATACTAATGACACTATAGAGATTATAGCTACTATCCAAATTACTTTTTCTATTGTATCCACAACGTTTATATTAACATCTTATTTATAAGTTTATCATGGGTTCTATAATTAAAGCCAAATTTAGAGGAGATTGTAAGATTTGTGGCTCTACATGGGAGGTAGGAGATGATCTATATTATCAGAAAAACCCAAAGGCAATATGTGGTAATAAAGAATGCTATACAGAACAAGGGNGAACTGTATCTACATATCAGCAATCATCATTTAAAAATAATGATAGGGATACCATCATATCAAAAGTACCTGATGTTACTGTATCTGATAGTGTCAAGCAGTTAGCTGATGATTGGATGCAATATTTTGTAACTGCACATCATATGGCAAAATCAATATACCCTGAACAAGATGTTAACTCTCATGTGTTTGGTCAGATAAGATCAAAAATTCTAGATCAGTTATGTTATATAACTAGATTGNNAAAAGAATAGATTTATATTGAAGAACTAAGTATAGATAACAATGAATGTATCTGAGATCTTAGATATTGAAGGGTCTTTTACAGGCTCTACAAAACTTGAGGTTGGTGATAAAATTACCATACAGGGATTTAACGTTAAAAATGTTGAAGCTGTAGGTGCAGATGTCGCTGAAATCAAGACAACAGATGGCTTAAGACACTCTTTTGGCAAGGCTATTGTAGGTCAAGCAAGAAGTGAGTTTTGGAATGATACCGTTAGTAAAGCAGTCGAAAAGGATGCTTCTGATGGTTTAGATTGTTGGGTTGAAGAACGTGTAGCAGAAGGAAGTCAAAGAACTATGCTAGCGTTATCTATGTACCCTCCAAAAAACAAGACGAAAGATTAATAAGCCACCTTTCCTTTTTATTTTTATGGAAAATGAAGAATGCCCTAAATGTAATTTTAAAACTATGAGAAAAATGACAGAGTGTCATTTAATATGTGAGAATTGTGGTGCTCATATGGACTGTTCTGATAAAGGAAGTGTTTGGTAAATGAATGGTGATTTTTGTACATCTTGCCAAGAAATGATAAAAAAGAAATCACATACTCATGAGTGTGTTTGTGATTGTCATAATGGAGAATGGGTAGATTGAATGTGTGTAAAAATATATGTGAAAGAATGGAAACCAAGTCTTTAACTGCCACATGGGATAGACTAGGGTCTGGTTGGAAAAAATGTAGAACCTGTTCTAAAACAATAAAAACGAATGATTTAAGATGCCCTTGCTGTGGAAGAAAACTATCTACAAGAAGAAGACATAATTATAAAAATAGAATACCAAATGTGAAATGTTTATATGTGAGAGAAGATAACTAGAGACATGATTATTGAGTTTCAAACTGATAATATTGACGAAAGATTATACGAAAAATCTATCTTGAAATACATATATGATCATTATAATCACAAAGATTATACTAGATATGTGGCACAAGATAAGTGGAAGATTACAATCGCATCTACGAAGGAATTTGATAGAGGTTTTTATCATAGCACTCCTAATGATCAGTTAGATTATGACATACCACATGGAGTAACAGGTCAAGGAACTGTCTTATGTTACATAACAGACAGCACTAATCCATTTGTCTATCTTCAAAATATGTCAGTAATATGCCATGAATTAGCACATATGATATTAATGGTATACTATCCGAATAAACTAACAACACAAAAATACGATGATTATTATGGTAAGGCAGGAGATCAAAGAAAATTCTTTTCTTCTGAGGTACATGATAGAGTAGCAGAAGGTAGGGTGAAACAATTTAAAGGTTTTACTAGATTTAGAAGAGGCTCTGGGAGAGACTTTGTTGGTGTTGACATAACAGATATAACTAATGGTAGGAATGAAATAAGAATTGATTGATTGGGAAAAACAGCCTAATGGTAAATGGAAAATAAAAGGTAGAGGTAAATCAAAAGATGGTTACGCATGGAATGATCCAGTATATAAAAAACTATGTAGAAAGATGATGAGAAAAATTGAAAAGATATGTGATGTGTGTGGTTATTATAATTTAGCAGAACCATGCATTCATCATTTACCTGATGATTATGCATCAACAAAAAGAAAGAAAGAACATTGGAGGATAATGAAAAATAAATTATCTGGTGTAATAGATAATAATTCTGAAGAACGGCAAACAGTTATTAAAGGGTAGGTTGTTTGAAAAATATGAGATTAACAAAAGAACAAAAGACATGGGTTGAAAACTATCTTAAAAAACAAAAGGTTGTAAAATTAGGTAGACAAGGTTCATCCAAATCTATTGTAGTTTATTCCGACATACATGATGGTTCGTTTACATCTATATGTTCACCTGAGCCAACTATAGGAGAAAGTGGTGGTTCATATAAACAAAACAAATTACAAAAGGTTTTGTATAATGCATGGGTAGATAGTATAGATTCTTTAATTCAAAAACCTAATTTATTAGTTGTTAATGGTGAGCCTATGGATGGTGCTAATCCTAGACAATTAGGACAGCAATCATGGACAACAGACATCAATGATCAGATGGAGGATTCAGCAAAATTACTTAAAATGATACCACATGATAACTTAATGTTTGTAAGAGGTTCAGGTTATCACGTTCAATCAGGAGCTACAAATTATGAAGAAGTGTTAGCACAACGAATGGGTGCAACAGGGTATAAAGCATATGGTGGTAGTGGACTTACAGATTATTATGCATTTGTAGAAATTAATAATAAAATGTTTAACTTTACTCATCATGTAGGTTTTAATAAATGGGCTGCATATAGAACAACTGCTATATCAAGAGAGTTAGCAGGTATGCATTTTGAAGCAGCAAAATTACATAAAGCAGATGTAATAGTTAGAAGTCATGTTCATTACTTTGTACATGTAGAGTTTCCACATACTCATGGGGTTTCAACTCCAGCATGGAAATTCCCTGATGCTCATCTATTTAGAGGTGGTGTTGCAGGCACTACACCTGATGTAGGATGTGTTGAGTTTATCATTGAGCCTAATGAAGATGTAGTTGTTAAGAAGCATATTGCAGAGTTAGAAATTAAGCCATTGGTGAGACATTTCTAATGAGTATGAAAAAGTGGGTTACTTATAGAACTAATTACATTAAAGGTTCAACAATAGTTAGATCAATAGTAAGTAAGGTAGATGAAAATTGAAAAAGAAATATGTATTAACTTTAAGTGATAAAGATTCTTATGTGTGGGAATCAAAGACGACTAAAGAATTGATACTTGAAAATCTACCAATAGGTAAGCCTACAATCTGTACATTAGTAGCAGAATCATTAAACAAACATCCAAGAAGAGTCATGGATGTGCTTGATCAATTAACAAAAGAAGGT